AGCCTTAGATGGCAAAGAACCGAGGTTTATCGAAGCTACCAGTTGGTTGAGAGGCTCTCAAAATGTAATATATACCTACATACTGCGTGTCATGTGGCTATATCGTAACAATGCGTACGGATTTGCATACTCAATACTAGGCGCAAAGTCACCATTAATGGTACTATCCGAGGAAGGCATTAACCCTTCTGATCGCGCACCTGCTGTTGAAGGTGAGTACCTGGTTAAGTACGACGGGTACTTTCAGTATAAGTTTGTAAAGGATCGCGGTAACGGTAAGTGCTATGAGGCGAGTATTGGCTGGAAGCCCTCCGGCCAGTTTGTATGCAGATGGACACCATTTAGAAAGTTTAACGGATGATAACTTTAACAGCTAGTCCCTTGATGCAGTTTACAACAACTGCTGGCGCACCGCTAATCGGTGGAAAGGTATACACATACGCGGCGGGTACGACTACTCCATTAGCAACTTATACCGACAATACCGGAGCTACAGCTAATACTAACCCAGTAATACTTGATACTAGAGGTGAGGCAGCTATTTGGCTATCTCCTGCTTCGTACAAGTTTGTGCTTAAAGACTCTAATGACGTAACTATATGGACTTCCGATAATCTGGGCGGGCTTAACATTAGCCCAGCCTTTACCGGTGTACCTACAGCCCCTACTGCAATAAGTGGTACTAACACTACTCAGCTAGCCACTACAGCTTTTGTACAGCTAAGCGCTGTAGCAGCCATACCGGTAGGAGGTATAATCCTGTGGAGTGGATCGGTAGCGTCTATACCGGCTGGATGGCTATTGTGCAATGGAGCGTATAGCACACCAAATTTAGCAGATAGGTTTATACTTGGTGCGGGTAATCTTTATGCACCTGACGCTGCGGGCGGTAGTACGGATTCGGTTACTGTAGCTCACACCCATACAGCGACATCAACAGATGCAGGTCACGTGCATACACAGACAGGGTACACAAGTGCTATTGCCCAAAGCAATGGAGCTAACCAATACCCTGTAATTACACCCTATACCCTTAACACAGGAACCGGAGTTGCTATTATTACTACAACCAACGCTTCAACAGGCGTGAGTGGCGTTAATGCTAATATGCCTCCGTACTACGCTTTATGTTATATAATTAAGACTTAAACTGCACTAGCTCAGTTAGCTAGGGATTCTTAGGAGTCAAAATGGAAGAAATAGCGGAAGTACCCGCGTCGGAACCGGTAGTCACGACAACACCGGAACCTGTAGAAGCACCGTCGGAAGCCAAGTCATTCTCTCAGGAGGAACTTGATGCAGCTATTGGTAAGAGGCTTGCAAGAGAGCAGCGAAAGTGGGAAAGAGATCGTCCACAAGCGCCTGTTGTTGTACCGCCTATTGAGCAGTTTGAAACTGTTGATGCTTATGCCGATGCACTGGCTCTGAAGAAAGCAGAACAGCTACTCGTAGAACGGGACAACAAGAAGCAACAGTCGGACATTCTTGAGGCTTATCACGAGAAAGAGGAAGATGCAAGGACTAAGTACGATGACTTTGAACAAGTCGCGTACAACCCAAGCATACGAATTACTCCCATGATGGCCGAGGCGATTCAGTCCTCCGAGGCAGGGCCAGATGTAGCATATTATCTTGGCGCTAATCCGAAGGAAGCGGAACGTATCTCACGTTTGTCACCAATCTCGCAAGCTAAAGAGATAGGAAAATTGGAAGCCAAGTTGGTTTCTGATCCACCAGTAAAAAGAACGTCTAGTGCGCCTGCACCGATTTCACCAGTTACTGCCAAAAGCAGTGGCTCACCGGCGTATGATACAACTGACCCTCGTTCTATGAAAACTATGACGACAACAGAATGGATCAACGCCGAAAGAGCAAGACAGGTAAAGAAGCAGGAGTCTAAGACATATTGATATATTTAAGGAGAATAAAACATGGCGAATAGCCTTTTAACGATTGACATGATTACCAGAAAGTCTCTAGAAATTCTAGAGAACAACTTGGTAATCACACGTAACTGTAACCGTGCCTACGACGACTCTTTTGCCGTTGAAGGTGCAAAAATTGGATCTACTCTGCGTATCCGTCTACCAGATCGCGCTCTAGTAACTGATGGAGCCGCCCTGCAAGTACAGGACGACAATGAGCAGTTCACAACCCTGACCGTTTCTTCGCAAAAGCATATCGGCATTAACTTCACAAGCGCCGAGCTGACAATGCAATTAGACGACTTTGCGGATCGTGTACTTAAACCGCGTATTTCCCAGTTGGCCTCTAGCATCGACAATGACGTAGCTTCTGCTTACAAGAGCATCTACTCCTCTGTTGGTACTCCTGGTACTACTCCTTCAACTTCTTTGGTATTGCTGCAAGGTAACCAAAAGATGAATGAGTTTGCATCGCCAATGAACAACAGGTACGCAACTGTAAACCCAGCAGCTAACGCTAACTTGGTTGAAGGCATGAAGGGCTTTTTCAATCCGTCCGGCACTATCTCCCGTCAGTTCAAGAACGGTATGATGGGCGAAGGCGTATTGGGCTATGATGAAGTCAATATGTCACAGTCTATCGTAACTCACACCACTGGTACACGTTCGACCACAGATACTATTCTGGTTAACGGTGCAGTTAGTACGCAAGGTCAAGCTACCATCAATCTTGATGGCGGTACTACTACTGCTACTATTGTACAAGGTGACGTGTTTACGATTGCTGGCGTATACTCAGTGAACCCACAAACTCGCCAAACTACCGGCAGTTTGCAACAGTTCGTTTGTACTGCTACTGCTACCGCTTCTTCTGGCGCATGGACTAGCGTTGCTATCTCACCTCCAATGTACACGGCGGGTAATGCTTTAGCAACTATTGACGCGTTCCCAGCAGATAACGCTGCTATCACCTTCACTGGCGCTGCTTCGACTGCGTACCCGCAAAACTTGCTGTATCAGAAGGATGCGATTACCTTTGCAACTGCCGACTTGCTGCTTCCACAAGGAGTAGATATGGCCTCACGTCAAGTTCATAATGGCATTTCGATGCGTATTGTTCGTCAATACGACATTAACAATGACCGTATGCCTTGCCGTATCGACGTATTGTACGGATTCTCAGTCATCCGTCCGCAAATGGCTGTTCGTATGTGGGGGTAACCTATGAGCTACGTATCAGGTAATTTAGTAACTCAGTCCGTTATCTCGGTAACGCTGTCACCTGCTCTGATTGTGCTTAATACCACAGCAGAGCAAACATTCACTGTCAACGGCCTTCGAGTCGGAGATGTGGTGAGTATTAACAAACCTACAGCGCAAGCTGGTCTGGGTATTGTTGGCTCAAGGGTTTCGGCAGCAAATACACTAGGGATAACTTTTAGTAATAATACAGCAAGTTCTATTACACCAACCGCCGCGCAAGTGTACAAGGTGGTGGTTAGTAGACCTGATAGTACGATTACCGACGGTAACATTTAAGGAGAAATAGTATGGCGTATCAAATAGGTGATGGTAATTCAGGCGAAACCACTAACGTAGGTCGTACAGGTGTACCTGTGCAAGTTGGCGGTTCAGCAGCTACTCTTGTTGGGTTTTACGGAGCAACACCCGTAGCTCAGCAAGCAACTGTAGCGGCAGGTACTGATGCAGCAACAACACTAACTTGCGCTAATGCGTGTCGTACTGCATTGCGTAATCTAGGTATCATGGCGTAAAAATGTCGGTACTCATCGCAACACCTAGCTATGATGGTCAGGTTTGCGGTGAGTACCTACATTCGATGTTAAGGGCTGCTAGTACAGTAGACTTTGAACTAGCTCTTATTGCAGGGGTACACTTTATAGATACCGCCCGCGATATTGCAGCAGTTAAATTGCTTGATTCTAAGCACGAATATTTAGTCTTTATTGACTCAGATTTAGGTTGGGAAGGTGACGCGATTAATCAATTAATCTCGCACAAGAAGGACATAGTAGGCGGGGCGTATCGGATTAAGAACGATACGGAGTTGTATCCCGTAACCTACCGAGAAGCACAAGGCAAACTGATAAAGGCTAATAGCCTGCCTGGGGGCTTTTTGTGCATCCATAGAAGCGTTATAGAACGCATGGCTGGCGCATACCCTAGCTACGAGTGTGTAGTTAAAGGTGCATTTAAACGTGTACCAGCATTATTTAGCAGAGTATTGATGGATGATCGTATGGTGTCTGAGGACATAATGTTCTGTAAACGGGCTGTAGCAGCAGGTTATGATCTCTGGCTAGATCCAGACATAACCTTTGGGCATATCGGCAGTAAGTCTTTTATCGGCAATTTTGCCAGTTATTTAGAAGGACAAGCATAATGGTAATTTACCTAAAGCATAAAGTACACGGCACTAAGGTAGCAATCAGTGACGCGGAAGCACAAGAGGATGCAAAAAACGGTTGGACAGTGTATACTCACGATACGCCTAAAGTCGCGGCTCCTGTAGAGGAAGTAATTAAACGCAAACGGAGCTAATATGACAGCGGGAGATCAAATCAATGCAGCGCTACGCCTAATTGGACAACTAGCGGAGTCTGAGCAGCCGTCAGTCGCTACATCGCAAGATGCGCTAGCCGCTATGAATCAGATGCTTGACTCATGGAGTACCGAACGGCTAGCTGTATATACTACTCAAGACCAAGTGTTTACTTGGCCTGCGAACACTATATCTCAAACATTAGGCCCGTCAGGTGACTTTGTAGGCAACCGGCCTATACTGCTAGATGACTCCACATACTTTATAGACGCGTCTACTGGCGTGTCTTTTGGTATTAAGATAGTCAATCAACAACAGTACAACGGTATCGCCGTTAAGACTGTAACCAGCACTTATCCGCAGATTATATGGGTTAGCTCAAGTTACCCTAATATTGAGATGTATGTCTACCCAGAACCTACACGGGCGTTGGAGTGGCACTTTATTTCTGTATTAGAGTTAGAGCAGCCTGCTACGCTTGATACAGTGCTTTCATTCCCGCCAGGGTACATGAGGGCGTTCAAGTATTGCCTAGCCTGCGAAATAGCAGCCGAGTTCGGCGTAGAGCCATCTCCGACTGTCTCCCGCATTGCTATGTCAGCTAAACGTACACTTAAACGTATAAATAACCCTGACGACATAATGAGCTTACCTTATTCAATAGTAGGTACACGTCAACGGTTCAATGTCTTTGCTGGGAACTATTAATTGAAAACGCCGATATTAGGCCAAAGCTATGTAGCTCGCAGCATTAACGCTGCGGATAACCGCATGGTCAATCTGTTTCCAGAAGTAGTTACCGAGGGCGGTAAGGAAGCAGCGTATCTAAACAGAGCGCCAGGACTTAGCCTATTAGCCACGGTAGGAGACGGCCCCATAAGGGGCTTGTGGTCGTTCGGGTACTTTACTTATGTAGCCAGCGGGACTGAGCTATACAGCGTAGATTCTAGCTGGACACCACTTCTATTAGGCACTATATCAGGTACAGGCCCAGTATCCATGTCGGATAACGGTACTCAGCTATTCATAGCTTGTAATCCGAAGGGCTACATCTACAACTCGTTTACTACACAATTTGCTCAGATTACAGACGCAGACTTTCAGGGTGCTGTGACTGTAGCCTTTCTAGACGGCTACTTTGTCTTTAATCAGCCTAACTCACAGAAGCTATGGGTTACTAGCCTGTACGATGGTTCGTCCATAAACCCATTAGCCTTTGCTAGTGCGGAGGGTTCGCCCGATGGCCTGATAGCTCTAATGGTAGATCACAGAGAAGCGTGGCTATTCGGTACTAACTCCGTAGAGGTATGGTACGACGCAGGCTTGCCTGACTTTCCGCTAACCCGTATTCAGGGCGCGTTTAACGAAATTGGATGCGCTGCTGCGTACTCAGTAGCTAAGCTAGACAATGGATTGTTTTGGCTGGGCGCAGATGCTAGGGGTAGAGGAGTGGTGTATAGGTCACAAGGCTACAGCGGTGTGCGTATCAGCACACACGCGGTAGAGTTTGCCATACAAGGATATGGAGTTATATCAGACGCAATAGGCTATACCTATCAGCAAGAAGGCCATCCATTTTACGTACTAATATTCCCCACAGCTAATGCTACTTGGGTATACGATGCGGCTACCGGTGCATGGCACGAACGCGCAGGGTTTAGTAACGGTCAGTTTATTCGCCATAGGTCGAATTGCTACACTACCTTTAATAATACGTCTATCGTAGGCGACTACGAGAACGGTAAGATATACTCGTTAAGTTTAGACGTTTACGATGACGCAGGTGATATACAGAAATGGCTACGGTCATGGAGAGCAATACCGGCAGGCCAGAACAATTTAAAACGTACAGCTCAACATTCGCTACAGCTAGACTGCGAAACTGGTACGTACTATGGTGTAGACGAGACTAGCGTTGTAAACATAATGGCAGACAACGGCTATTACTTAGTAACAGAATCTTCAGAATTTCTTATAACAGAAACAACAGAAACACAACCTGGTAATCCACAAGTTATGCTACGATGGTCAGACGACGCAGGACATAACTGGTCGAATGAGCATTGGGTCAATATGGGTCAATATGGTGCGTACGGAACAAGGGCTATCTGGCGTAGGCTGGGTATGACCACAAAGCTGCGGGATAGGGTGTATGAAGTGTCAGGTACGGATGCTGTTAAAGTAGCCATCATGGGCGCTGAGCTAGAGGTTACTCCGACCAATGCTTAATATTACCAATATACCCGCACCTCGTGTGCCAGTAATAGATCCCGAAACGGGGCTAATGTCAAGGGAATGGTATAGGTTCTTTCTTAACGTCTTTGTTATGACGGGAAGCGGTTCAGCTACTGTAACGCTAACCGATTTGCAGGATGGTATTGATACTTCGGTCACGACTGCTAATTTGGTAGGAAGGACCATAACGGTTACTAATGGACTGATAACTAGCTTTGTATGATTGACTTTATGGTGATAGCTGCTCCCAGATCGGCGACCACTTGGGCATCTAACTGGCTTACTACAGATACTACACTTTGTATACACGATCCGTTGTATACTTGGCACTACAACCAGTTAGACGGATTAACAAGCAAGAAGTCTTTAGGCGTATCCTGTACCGGTTTGTACTGGTTCAGCGAATGGGTTAATAAGCACCCCGCCCGTAAGGTTATACTGCATAGGGATGTAAACGAAATAGACGAAAGTCTAATGGCGCTAGGGCTTCCAGCGTTAGACGATGATGTTGAGAAGCGGTTGGACAGTATAAAGGGTGTGCATCTGGATTGGCGTGATGTATTCGATGCGCCTAAACGGATGTACGAGTACCTACTAGAAAGGCCGTTTGATGCAGAACGCCATGCAGTATTAAGAGAGATAGAGATGCAACCGCAATTTGCAGGATTAACGATTAACAAAGAAGCAGTAAGTAAAATATATAACGAATTAAGGAGTTTATAGTATGGCCTTTATAACAGGATCGGTAATAGGAGCAGGCGCAAGTCTTATAGGCGGAATGATGGGGTCTAACGCCTCAAAGAAAGCTGCTGAAATGCAAGCAGCAGCAGCTAGAGAACAGCTAGCCCTTCAGAGAAGGATGTACGAAGAAACGACTGCTAGAAACCAACCGTTCTATAATACAGGCGTAGGGGCTAACAACCGACTAGCTACGTTACTTGGTACTGGCGGTAATGCTGGCGATGCGGACTATGGTTCTCTAGCCCGTAACTTTAGCATGGATGACTACCTGAGTAATAAAGATCCAGGCTATCAGTTTGGTTTGGACACAGGCATGAACGCTCTCAACGCTAGCAACGCAGCTACTGGCGGCTTGCACAGCGGTGCAGCGCTGAAGGCAGCACAGCGGTACGGTGTGGACTACGGAAGCACTAAGTACAACGAGGCGTTCAATAGGTATACGAACAACAGAAGCAACATATACAATATGCTAAGCGGTCAAGGCAACGTAGGGTTAAGTGCTGCCAATAACACTACCGCAGCAGGTAATGCCTATGCTACTGGTGGCGGTGCAGCTCTTGGTGGTATTGGAGCAGCTAACGCTTCTGGCTACATGGGTTCAGCTAATTCTTATAGCAACGCTATCGGCAATGCGATGAATAACTACAATAATATGAGTATGATGAATAGGCTGTTCCCAGGTCAAGGATCTCCAACGCCTGCATCTGGCTATAACTTTGGAGGAGGGGGAACTGGGTACGGGGCTGAAGGAAATCTACCTGCATCTGTATTTGATATGTACCCCCCATCCGTTAACGTATAGGATAAATAATGGCTATAAATGACGAAATAGCAGCAGGTGTAAAGCCGGTTCAGTTTGAGAATCCGCTTAACAATATGGTTAAGTTTGCCAATATCCAAAACGATATGTCGAATATGGCGCGACATAGGCAACAGACGGAAGCAGCTACGGCAGATGCGGCTAGGCAGGCAGAGTTAGATCGATATATTGGTAGTGGTGGTAGAGATGAAAGCATAATTTATGGGTTAAGAGGTACTAAAGACCTAGCTGAAATACGTCAGGGAGAGACAGCTAAGCGGTTGGGAGAAAAAACTGTAGCAGAAACAGATAAGATACATGACGAGACTGCAGCGCAAGCGTATCGCAATATCTCCCAAAACCCATCCCCTGAGAATATAATAGCGCATAACCAAGACTATCAGCTTAACCCGCATAATAGCCCAGAAAAGAAGGCACGTTCACAACGCACAGCAGATATGTTAGTTGCTCTGCCTCTAGACCAGCGTGTTGCATGGCTAGCATCTCAGGGCGCTAGCGCGGCAGACTTGAAGCCAAGTCAGCACACGGTAGCATCTGGAGATAGGACTGTAGTATTGTCTACTCCAGCTTACGGAGGCCCATCTACAGAGGTAGGCAACGTACCGATGGGCGCGACGATGAAAGAAAAGTTAGAATATACGCCAAAATATCTAGCTGAAGTAGCAGAGCGCGATAAGACTGCGGATGACATTAAAAAGACTACAGCGCTATACGATAGTTCTAGCGGCACACCAATGCGTGAAGTATATGGCTCTCAGCTCAAAGACTTTTATACGCGTCTAGACGTACAAGATAAGAGTATAGCGGGTATGAAGGCAGACGAGGCGGCAGATAAAAAAGCATTTGAGTTTAAAACCTTGGTCGCAGACTTAGCAAAACTCGAAGCTGCTGGTGAAGGAAACTCTCCAA